TTAACAAGTAGCTTGTCATCGTACTTAGTGTAGTCTTTATTTAAAGTAACATAATCTTCAACGGTACCACCTGTTTCAGACATAAAGTTTACTAGTTTTTCTACATTTTCTGGTAATTGTCTTCCTGATACTTTTTCGTCTCTTATAGCTTCTTTAACTTCTTTTTCAAGGTTTTTAGCTTCTTCAACTACTTCAGGTTTTTCATTTATTACTTCTAAGTCTTTGTTTTCAACTTCTTTGGTAATCTCTTCAAGTCTTGGTTCGGGTGTTCCTTTCTCCAATCCTTCCACATCTTTGGCTTGTTTATTCTCATCCAATTCTCTTGTGCTTTGCTCTGAAACGGCATCTTTTTTTATTTCTAATTTAGTTACTTTCTTTTCCTGAGACAATTTTTTTGGTCGTCCAGGTTTTTTCTTTATTTTTAAAGGCGCTTTTGAGTCCACCTCTGCTTCTATTTGTTGTTTTGACATAATATAATATAATAGTTATTAAATGTTTAAATCTTGATTATTTTCAAAATTTATGGGTAATAGGTTATTTTGTTTTTGATCAGCAATAGCACTTTGTTGAGTACCTACTATTTTGGTTCTTTCATCTTTTCTGTTTTCAATTTCTTGCTCACGATCAGATTCTGTATTTATTTTCTGTTGACCTAATTGCATATTGTAATTAAACTCAAGCTCCATTAACTCACGCTTTATTTGAGCCTCTGTTCTCATTCTTTCTATCTCATATCCAGATTTACCTTTTTCAAACTTAAGTTTTGTATTTAATTGAGCTTCTGATTTCTGTACCTCAGCCATCGCTGATGCCTCGCTTGCTTGAGCATTTGCTTGTCCTTGAGCTTGTATGTTTGCTAAGTTTGCAGCTTGAGCAGCTTCAGCAGCTTTCTTACGCTTTAGCTTAATCATTTGATTAGCTAATTTAAGATTTCTAATTTGCCTAATGTCTATAGCGTCTTCTAGATTTATACTACCACTCTGTAAAGCAGCTTGAATATTAGCTTCTAATTGTTCTTTTTCTTTTTCATCTGGAACTAAGTCAAAATATATACCAAAATCACATAAGTGTATTGTTGACAAATCTTCTAATTGACCAACGTTCCAAGTTGATATGCTATTTTTTAAAGCTTCTTTTGTTAGATCAAACTCTATACTATCCGATGTTCTTAGTACTATATTTTCGCAAGTCCTAACAGTTAAATATAGATATGAATTTAATATATGTTTAGTTGCTGTGTTTGAACTTGCCGCTGCAAGCTTTTGCATACCGACTAACATGTCTGAATTAGGCATAGTTCCGTCTCTAGCTTCATTTAACCCTGTTACATCTCTTATCATCTGTAAATAATATTGATAAGTAGATATTAATGAAGCAATTTTTTGACCTCCATCATTCTTAACAAGCTCTTGTATAGGTATTCTACCACCATTAGGATCTCCTTCAGTGTTCATAGATCTACCTAATATACTACCTGTTTGAAAATACATATTTAAAGCTTCCTTAGCATTGTAATTAGTTCCATTACCTAGATCCACTTCTGCTAATCCATCAACGTCTAAATATACACCATCAGGTATAACCTTAGATATTACTTGTTGTATTTTTAAATGTGTCAATTGTATCATATCGGCAAAACCTTGCATTCTGCTAACTAAGCTTTCTATTCTGCCGCCGTACATTTTAGGACAACAAATACTATAGTTCATGTTTACTTTGACTAAATTAGATTTTGGTCTAGTCATATTCTCTGCTAGTTTCCAGTCTAACAGCATATCATAACCTAAAACTTTTGCTCCAGTATACAATACTTCAATTGACCTAGATACTCTATCAAAATTATCGTTTTGCTGTGGGTCAAATGTATCTGGCTTTTCTAACGCTTTTTCTAAACCAGTAGCTGTTTTCTTTATTTTAAAAACTTGATCTGAATAAGTTTTGTATTCAAAGTATAATATGTAAACATAATTACCATCAGTTTTTCCGTTTCTATTATAAAGCATGTTGCCATTGCCTTGATACTGTTGTAACCTAGTAAGCTCTTCGTTAGTTAGATTAGGAAACTGTTTCTTGCAATCAGCTAAAGACAAGGCTTTAACCTCTCCCACGTACCATAAGTCTTCAAAATTAGGATCATCAGAATATGAATAAACTAATCTAGCTGGATCTACATAATCTATTTTTACACCCTCTGCTTTATTCCAATTTGTTTTTAAAGCTCCAATGCCTAATATTACTAAATCTTCTATTACACGTTTCTTTTTTAAATTATATCTATTAAACTCTAAAGTATTGTTAATAGCCTCTTCACAAGCTATTTCACTAGCTTGCTTATATGTTAGTTGCATATGTAAATCTAACTCTTCTTTGCTTTCAGGTAGCTCCTCAGGTTTATCAGTATTAAATAAATTCATACCTAAAACACTCTGTACTTCTGCTAAAAATTCTTTTGTTTGCATGTCTCTTAATATGTCTTCAGCATATTTAGATCTTGTTCTTCTTGATTCAGGGTCTTGAGCAAACGCTTTAATATCATAAAGCTTATCGTCCATTCCGTTAACAACTATATCTACAAACTTAGGTATTATAGGCACAGGTTTCCAGTCTAGATTTAAATAACTTAAATCACCGTTAATAGCTAATTCATCTTTGTACTTTTGAACTGGCTGCTCTGCTCTTGCGTAGAGTCTACGCATTCTAAAGTTGTTGTAATTAGTATTAAATCTATTTTCAACTCCAGATCTAGTTCCACTAAACCAATCTCCTTCAATAGCCATACCAACTTGCTGGCCATATTCTTGACTTTGCTTAACGTCATCAGGTACAACCTGGTCTGGAAAAGAACTGTAAGTATTTGTAATTTTTGCCATTTATTATATTATTTGTGAAAAAGATCCATTGTTGTTGTATGTACGTATCCCTAAGTTAATATCTTTTTTGACTCTAGTAGCAACTGGTCTGTATTTATTTTTATTACAAGCCATTATAGCTAATCCAGAACTAATAGAAGCATCATATTTAGTTCTGTTATTTATATTAAACCTGCTCCAGTCGTCTAAAGTTTTTTGAAAATACATATCACCTACTTTAGTCTCTAGTTGGCCTACGTAATTTTCAATATAGTATTCTATAGCAGCAGCGTGTGCTTGCTTAATGTCTTCACTTGAGTTAGGTATTCCGCCTATCTCTCTTTCGGTAGTAGATAATTTGTTATATATCTTATCTGGTCTATTCATGCTAAAACCTCTATAGCCTCTTCGCTTTAAATAATATAGTAACCTTGGTTTATTATTTTCACAAAGTATTGGCATACCGTAAAAAGCTAAAGCCATTAAAACATCTTCAAAAAATATTTCAGCTGTTTGTGGTCTAGCTATATACTCTAAAAAGAAGTGATGAGGCGGTGCGTCGTCCATAGAAAACTTTGTTAGTCCATGTAATGCTCCTTTAGAGCCGCGACCATCAACAGTACCGCTAATATCGTAAGAGTCACAGCCAAAAGCTCCAACGTGTTCGTTACCTGGGTATTTAATACCATTTTTTGTTATTATATTGTTTTGTAGTTTCAGAGGAGGTACCCAAGAAAGTAAAAACCTTCCATTTTTGTTAGGATAAAACTCTACCTGACTATCTTTAATACCATTTAACCATTGAAAACTTCCTTGAGCAACAGAAGATAAATTGTTTAATTCTTCGTTTATATCTATTTGTTGATATATTTTAGTTAAATTAAATAAACTGTCTTTTGTTTCGTCTCTAAAAGCGTGTGCTTCAGTTCTTGGAAATTGTCTGTAGTATTCGTTTAAAGCGTCTTGATCTATTTTTAAACCTTCAACTTCGTTTTGCCAGTGTTGGATAACTCCAGTTGTAATAGTTCCACCGTCAATTGTTTTGACTGGATCTTTTGGGTTTGTAAATACAGGTAGTCCGAAAGTATCCATGAATCCTTCGTAGTTCCACTCCATAGGTATGAACAAGCTATAGAGCCCAGAAGCTGTTTGTCCGTTTTTATTTCTTTTTGTAACGTCTGAATTGTAGTATAGTTTTTTAAAGTTGTCTCCACCTTTGTCTAATGCGTTAGAAGTTGAGCCCATCATACATTTACCTACGATTCTTGAACCTAATCTTAATGTAGTTTTTGTAACTCTCCAGTTGTTTAATATATTATCAGGTCTTTCCCATTTACCACTTTCATCATGTGATAATATTTTTAATTTCTCTCCATCATAAGAGTTATCTCCTGTATTTTTCCAGTCAATAGTTGTATCAAGGCCTTGTAAATCTGCTAGCTGCTCATTACTTTCCAGCTTTCTTCTAGTAAGTTTGGATGCCGGAACACGATATGCCAGCTCAGTTTTTGGCCTATCCATACCGTCTTGAATTGGTTTAAAGAAAAAAGGATAGTTAACTGATATTGGAACAACCTTATCTGTAAACATTTTCTTAGCATCAGCTCCTGATTTAGACAATATACCAAATCTTGCATCTGAAGATATTGTTGCTTGGTTAACGAGCTCCGCAGAAGACATGAACGAAAAACCAGATCGTCTGTTTTTAAGATAACATATTCCGTAACACCTGTGGTCTGCTTTACATGCTTCCCAAAAGATAAAGAATATTGTGTTTGACTCTCTGTATTCTGGAGCTCCAATATCGATTTTTGACCATTGCAAGTACATGTAATGAGAGCCAGTAATGTAAGTATCAATACCATTATTATAAAACCAAAATCCTTGTTCTCGTCTAGTAAATTCATTATCAATATAATCGTACCACTTTTCTTTAAAATCTATTGGATACTCTTCCCAATCAAATCTTGTTTTTATTCTTTGTAATTCTTTTGGGTATTCAAATCTTTCCCAGTGTTGCTCCTCTTTTTTATTGCTTCGTTTATACGGTTCATCTGCTGCTGGTAAAGCAATGCGGAGACCTTGTATTTCAATGATTTTTCCAATTTTTCCACTTTTACTTATTACTATAAAATCATATTCTACGTTGTAACCGTATTCCCATTTTTTAAACCTATTTTGTTTGGCTAATATCTTAGGATTTACAACATCTTTTATTTCAACACAAAGACTTTGCTCGTAACTCACTTGCTTCTCCCCTCTGCAAAACCTTTAAAAGTTTTAGCCTCTTTAGTTTTATCACTACCTTTTAATATATCTTCTTCTTCTTCAATACGGGTTAGTATTTCAAAAGCATCCATTATACAAAGCTTTTTTGTAGCAGCAGCGTTTTTAAGCCTATCAGCAGAAACATCCTCCTCAGTATGAGTTATTATTTTCTCTTCTGCAACTTTGATTAATTCATCAACTGCTTTTCGCCCAGCTTGGATTATATTCTTTCTCGTCTCCTTTGTTTTCATGAGTTAAAGCTATATTATTAGATTTCATACAATAAAGTCGTTCACCATCTATAATAAACTCAAACTCCGAGTCTGGGGTAAACGTAATAAGTGTTCCAGGTGTTATTTCTAGCGCTTCTAAAGCCTTGTTACTATATCTTACTATACCAACGTTAGGTTTTTCTTTTGAAGTCTTTAAATAGTGGTTATCTTCTAAAGGTTTTATAAAGCAGTAATTGTTAAAACACCTGCCGTTATACATGTATATTTGGTCAGGAGCGCAAAAGTACATGTCTTTTTTAAAAAACATTGAACTATTTCTTTCTTTACCTTTTTGGTCATACCATCTTCTAAATATGTTGTGATGCACATATAATTTATCGCCAACATTTATAGGTGAAGTATAAGCAGCTGGTGTAGATACAACAACTGCTTCTTTACTAACGAAAACATGGTTTTCTATATTAGTATTAATAATAAGTGTTTTATCACCTATTTTTCTAGTATTATCATACCTTGAATTTAAAGGTTTAATAATAAAATTATATAAACTCTTCATTAATACTTCA